GCCGACCTCGTGTTGACACTCACGTAAGAATGACAGCAATCCATAAGTGTCTATTTCGTGTTGGCAAACTTCCAACGTCTTATGTTGCCAAGTAGGTTTTCCATTTGTTATACGGTAACCCATGCGTCCATCATCGCGCTCATATGTCGTATATTCAAGATCCTCTATGGCTGGAACTATTGGTGACTGTATTCTGTCTTGCAACATATCTAAATCACCACTGAGAACTTGCGACATCACTGAATTGGCATGAATGCGGTTTTGGACAAATACGACTGCACAATCTGTACTTTTTGCTGGAAGAATAGTTTGAGTAATGGTGCGTATTTTTTTATCAACACCATTTACAGAGTCATCGAGTTCATCAATGTCGTCCAAAATTATCATGTCTGGTCTGAGGTGATCTAATTTAACACCACGAGCACCAGTGTCTAATCCAAATGCTAATACATTAAAGCCATTAGCCGTACGCAACTTGGATGCACTCCAACCCTTTGAAAACCCGTATTTATTAACAGCACGTTCAATACCGCAACGCTCCATTGCTGTAGCAATATCCTGCACGTGCCTATCTGCCATGTCTTGCGTAGCACATACATATACAGCAAAACGTCGCGTAGCCTTAACTGCTAGACGACTAACAATCAATTCCATGGTTGTAGATTTACCACCACCACGGAACCAACACTCAATCAACGCTGGGCAAAACTTACCGGGAGTAATATCCTCGGCCCATTGCCATGCTCTGTGGTGATGCTGTGCCAGTGTTGATGAAGCAGCATGAGGAGCATATATGCGCAACCATTCTTCGTAATTTAATTCATGTCCGGGCAGGGCACTAGCCATACCGCTATCATAATCACCTAGCTCAATAGCCGAGCCTAATTCATCTTGCAACGCCTCTAGCAAAGCAACCGTTAAAGGTTTTGTTGGTCGTACAAATTTCTTAAATGCTCGCGGCGTTGAACGTGTCGTTACTTGATTCTTCATTTACTATTTCTGCGTCCATAATTTCATCTTGTTGATACTGCCTAAGTAATTTTCCAAATCCAACTTTGATTTGCTCTAATTGCCCTGCATCTCTTACGCAATCTTTTACTACCTTCAAAATCTGCATTGCCAGACTATACGCTTGATCAACCTCTAACGTGTAGGCCTTAGTGTGCAACATTCGCGCTTCGGCCTCGACGATGTCAGTGCGTTTTTCAATTAGTTGAACAACATCCTGACTGGCACGATATACATCAATGCCTTCAGTGACCATGGACTCTAATTTCTTAAACGACTTTGCAAACTCATCTGTGCCGATTGATGTTTTACATACATACAGCTGATCTTTTATAGATTCATAGTGTTCGACAGATATGCCATTACTAGCAGCTTCAGCACGTACATCCATCAATGCCGTTAAATACGCGGCATCATCTTTTAAACTAAATAGGTCTGGGTCTTCTCGTAATTCTTCTATACGCCTTAACAACTTTGGTGCTACTGAGGCAAAACGTTTACGCTGCTTTGACCATAAGCCTGTTTTAAATGCCGGACTGTCTGGTCCAACTAATGCTTTGCCACCATGATGCTTGCAATAGTCACGTCCTTTAATGGCTACATTCCTGCACAATTCACCTGATGCGTTTTTAGATGAACATAATTTAACGTGACTGCCGTTAGGCATTTCCCGAATATGTTCTGTCGTCACTGTACATTCCTTATTGTAGTAGGTGACGGCGCAGCAAAGCCCAATAGCGGTGGTTTATTTGGTCCGGTATATGGCTTTCCAGCGGATGGAGATGGTTTATTTATTTTAGCTGCCCATTTTGGAACCGCTTTGTCGAGGTTTTGTAAATCATTTAAAATTTCAATAGTTGTTCGAGCCTGTGGAGTTCGTAATACATCAAGAAACTTTTGCTTATTGACGTCAGCGGTTTCCATTTTACCTGCGTTTCGTTTTTGTAATGGCGTCATTGGTTTACTGCGATCAATACGTAACTTGCCACTATTGTCTATTTTTGTAGGTGGTACATTTTTTGGGTCAGCAAGTTTCATTAATTGAAATAAAACTTCATCATCGCCTAAATAATAATCACCTGTTTCTGATGGATCTCCTAACGATTTAAGCCCATCTTTAAACAGGTAGCTATCTCCGATTCTAGATTTTGCAGCACTGTTTAGGATTTCCGTTAAATATGGTATTTTGTCAAACCGTGTTTTACCTTGAGCGTCTGGCTCTAACATGTATTCATTTAGTTTATTTACGCCTGAAGCTAAAAATGGATCTGTAATAGCATTAGCTACACCTTCAAATTTTTCTGACGCAACTTGACCGATTAAACTTTTGTTAGCCAATTTTTTTAGAGCAAGTGTCATCAATGCATCTTTAATAGCGTTTCCAGCAACTAACGTCATGTTTGACCCAAATACATTGGTTCTTGTCTGTGGATCTACATCTGGCGTCATTGTTCGCCCTATAGATAACACTGGATCGTAATACATTGGCGCTTCCTGCATTACGCGCCCTAATGTTTTAGACGCACCTCCTCTTGTTGTCAATAAGGTCCCAGCAGCATCAAATGGTAAACGGAATCGCACATCATTGCTATATAGCGATTGCATGTGCCTACCAACCGATTTTGCTGGATTTCTACTTAAGCGATCTTCTGTTTTAGCTCGTTCTGTTTTTGGGCCAAGCCCTTTTAATCCTTCTAGTTCTTGTGGCATTTATCTATTCCTTTCAGACATAGCTCCAGTAGTTACACCAAGACCACCTAATACGCCGAGCGTCTTATTAAATTTAAATTTAGATTTAGGTTTATTAGGTTGATACAACCCTGCTAATGGAATTGGAGTTGGATCTTTAGAAACAGTAGTTCGTTCACCTTGAGGTAGATTGGGTTTAATTTTCTCACCACCACTTGCAACACGAGTCCCACGATTTTTATTAGCAATGTCAATTTCTCGTTTATTTGCTGGCTTGACATCTAAACCAGCAATACTGTTTTCAATATTGGTACCACG